AGGAGTATTCTTATCCGATAACAAGAAACTGCGAACTTTTTCAAGTAGTTTCAAGATAGGGGTAACAGTAGGAGGCAAACTCACGGTGACGTGTATCTTGCTAATTTGACGTGGTATATCACAGCATGAATTAACATCACCAAACCAAACGTTAGGGGAATAAACACGCGCAAGAAACTGAATTCCGGCGCACCCGCGATTTACTGGTTTTACCTCCAAAACCTGACCGATACTGCTTGCTGCCCTACAATAAATTTCAGGGTCAATATCAGCGGTGAGACCATCATCACCACCGTACACGCCAAGGCGAGCATAAGCATCTTTCGCGTCAAAGTGAACACCGCGAGAGTATGTCATGCGCAAAGCCAAGAAGGCGTTGAAAGCATTAACGAACGAATTAAACACCGAGGTCTCCGGGGATCCGGATGCTCTAATATAATCAGAGTCATAATAGACATCATCTCTAGTATAAGCTTTTAAATTATATTGGCCTCGATGAAGATCAAGGAGCTTATTATGATGCATTACGCGAAAAGCGCGCAATAATACAATACGTTCTAGGTCACTCATAATATTAGAGCCATGACCATCAAAACGCTTGTAATCCGAATTTAATGCCGAATTGGCAAATTCCAACACTTGCGTTACCCGCAAAGCTGTTTCTTTGGGAGTACGACCAAACGCGTACCAAGGTTGGCGTTTCATGATATCATCTAAAGCATAAAGGAAAGCACTATACTCACGCTTATCCACTCCATTAATCATAGAGATGGCGCGCGGGTCCTTTACGTTAGGATAAGCCTCAGTTTTAGGCATCATGACAATGTTTCGCTGCTCAAAAGCACCATGCGATTCATCAAGTATACGTCGCTGAGAAGGACGTGCTTGTCGATCGTATACTTCATCTAAGTCCACAGGGTCATAGGTGTGTTTCTTAAATTCGGGAATTAGCATTTCTGCAAACTCTCGCATGCACAGGTCGAGGAAAGGAGTCAGAGGCAACACAGAAGGCTTAACTTTTTCAATACGACCCTCAACACACGCAATAGTGTTATTAACCGATCTGGAGGGACAAAAGGCATCATTTACCATGGGAGACATGAATGGCAACATGGAAGGTTTAGCTGCGTCGTCGTAAGAGCATGGATCAAATTGATACGTACGCACAGCTTCTTCTAGTGGACACACAATGTCAGGTTTTTCCCCAAGAGAGGAAACATTCCGATGATATTCCAACAACGGTGCAGCGGCAGTTCTTTCGCCTTCAACAAAACCCATAACATGAGATAAACTCAATGGGTATTTGTTGGTACGCGAAATAATACCGATAGTACCGTCGGACTCAACAGGAATGGTGGCTTGAACGTATGAATTGGGTCGACCGGTCGACATATGAATACCGGTTTTATCACACGTTTGAAGACGTGTGTACCCCTCCGGTGTGACAACGGAGTAACGCTTGAGCTCACGAGAGCCATACCACCAACCAAACAATATGGAACCAAGTCCGCGCCAAGACCCCAAAGGAACAAGCAAGACCATAACATGGTCAGGGGCAGTAGCGCGTCTCTCTACACGAAAGACACTAGTTTTGAATGGTATACCCAGAAAGCGTTTAGTGACGGCAACATCGTCAACGCTGTAATTCCACACTTTATGGGTATAAAATCCACTTCCCGCTGTACGGTATACTAAATTATTGTTCTCATCAAACGTGTAACTGTAGTTCGACCCAGTTTTAGCAACCTGGTCGGGCTGAACAGTGTACACAATGATAGGACAATTGAAGTTACACATAAACCAAGGCATGTCAACATATTCGTCAACATCTACCATAGCAACGAGGGGGTTCGTTGGAAGAACGAACGGTGCAGGAGCGACGGAAACGTCCTTAGCCCAGTGATAAGAACGGCTCCCAGCACGACCGTGTTTAATGTCTGCATTGGATTTGTTATACATATAACAATTAAGACCGACAGCTGATGCAAAGCGAGCAAAGTACGCTGACGCACCACTGCGGTCAGCAGCAGACTCGGCATGTTCACGGCCAATAATAGGCTTTAAATACGTCATAGGCCAATCCTTGAAAGTTGAAGATAAATGGGTTGGGTTTAACGCAGGGCCTGTTTTCAGCTTATGAGAGACAGCAGTTTTAAAATCTTGAACGCGAATATTGGACTCCGAATCCAAAATTTTGTACATCGCGTATAAAGCTCCTCCCACGAGTATCGTAGCAACCGCAGTTTTCTTGAGCGACTTGAAAACGCGGGGTGCGCCCGATAAAGCGCCGGTAAGGACGGAAAGTTTGGAGCGTCCTAAAACTCCCAGGGCCACAGCACCAACAATTGACAGTGCTCCAGCCAACTTGTACTTAGACATCGCAGTTGTGGAAGTAACAAGTTCTCTACTAATAGTTTCGGAAATTTGAGACATATTAGCACGTAGACTTTTAACG